GTGACATACGCAACAGTTACAGACCTGATCACAAAGTTTGGTGAACAAGAAATTGATGAACTCACCGATCAAGGCAATCCTGGTAAAATGGACGACGCTATTGCAGACGCAACGAGCGAGATAAACTCATATCTAGCGCAGCGATACGAAGTGCCACTTCAACAGATTCCTGTCACGATCACGTCTGCCTGTTGCGATATTGCGCGTTATCGTCTTTATTCGCACCATGCGACAGAAGAAGTCAATCAGCGATACAAGGACCGTATCGCTTGGTTGAAACTTCTTTCAGAAGGGAAGCTAACGATTGGAGCAGCAGAAAAAGACTCCAACAAAAAAGCTGGCGCAATCATTACTAGCGGTGGCAAGAATAGAATTTTCACCCAAGACACCATGAGAGACTTCTAGCATGTCGAAGTCCTCGGTTCGTATCGATGAAACCCAATTCACTCGCATTCAGAAGATCCTCGCCAAATTTAGAGGTGACATTCTCACGCCTTTTCTTCGTGACGTAGGTGTAAGACTAGTAAACGACTTCAAGCTAGGATTTAGAAACTCAAAAGCACCAGACGACTCACGATGGGAACCCGTTCAGCGCGAAGGCAAGCCGCTTATCGATACTGGCAGGCTAAGAAGTTCAATTCATGCCGTTGTTACTCCGGGAAGGCTAGAGGTAGGTACCAACGTAGTATACGGACCCACGCACCAATATGGCGACGACAGCACTATAAGAGTCACCGTGCCAGAGCATACGAGGCTAATAAACCAAGCATTCGGTAGGCCTCTTAGATTCGGTGTTTATTCGCAGGTTAAAGAGCACAACAAGAACATACAACGCAACATTCCTGCTAGACCATTTCTGGGCATAGAGCAGCGACAAAAGCGGAAAATTATACGCACCTTTGCAACCCACGTAGAGCGCATCACTAATGGCGAGGCTACATCATGAACTACGAAGCCCTAGAAGATAAGTTAAACCTAATCGAGGTTAGCGGTACCAAAGTTTTCAGCGAAGTGATGACAGCAGTAGATGAAAAAGCAGTAGTGGCGAACGGCATAGTAAGACGTGATTCAGCATTTGTTATACCCATGGCTGACGAGGCAAAAACAGAAGCAATTCACAGCATGTATCACGCCCAAGACATAATGACGACAGTCGGCATTATCTACGCGATACGTTCAACTAATGATATTTACGGGCGCAATGTAAACGCTCGACTAAAAACCATCAAAGAAGCCGCACGAAAAGCTATAGCAGGCTTTCAAATTGACGAAAACCACGATGCATTTAACTTCGCAAGCGGAGAGGGGATCGCCTTCCTAAAGGGTGGAATTTTCTGGATGGATATATTCACAACAACATACAGACTCGATCAGGAGTAACCCATGAGCAACCGTAAAACGAAGAAAAAGTTATTAGTGGCAGCGGTCAACGATGCTGCGTATGGCACAGACGCTGTGGACGGCGGTACCCCAAAAGCCATGCTTACTTCGGGCTTTGATTTAACACCCATTGAAGGTGATGACATCGAGCGCGATTTAGATACTGGTGAAGGTGGTCACTCTGAATACATCCCGGTAGGAACACACGTGAAAGCGTCGGGCTCTATCGAGGTGGGTGGTTCAGGAACCCCAGCAACACCTGCTGCATTTGAGCCTATTTATATTGGTGCCGGCTATCAAACTACACCTGCAGCAGATGCGGTAGAACACACTCGGGTTCACGACAATAGTGAGAAAGACGTCACATTCTACGGATACAAAGACGGTGCAATTCACATCATCACTGGCGCACGCGTGACCTTTACCACCAACATCACAGTCAACGAAGTGCCGAAAATCGAGTTCGAGATAACCGGGCTATATGGCGGTATCTTATCTGGCAACATTCCAGTCGCTGACTTCTCAGCGTTTAGAAAGCCGTTAAAAGTGGGCCACATCAACACGAAGTTTATGCTCGACGATGTCGAGTACAAAATGCTCGAGTTCACATGCGTAGAAGGCAACGAGATTGTCTACGACGAAAACACAGTTGAAGAGGCAGTACAAATCACCGACTGGAAGACTGAAGGCTCTTTCACTATTGAATGCCCACCAATCGCAGAGTTTGACCCTTTCTCGAAGGCGCTAAACACCGAAACGATGAAGATGCAACTCATTCACGGAATAACTGCGGGTGATATATATCAGCTTGATGCTGAGAAAATCCAACTTGGTCGAGCCACATACGGTGACAAAGAAGGTCGCATGACATACGTCATACCTTACCGCGTCATTGGTGAGCATAAACACACAACTAAGTAGGTAATAAAATGGGTTTCATAATTCAAACAGGTGAGAAAAAAGTTAAATGGCCAGTGCGCGTGCATGAGCCAATCGACGGTGGGAAGACAAAAGAACATGAGTTCGAAGTTACCTATGGTCTTTTGACGCAGGCCGAGTACGACAAGGCAATGCAAGACAAACTCCCCGACCATGAGTTTATTAAAAAAATACTTAGAGATTGGTCGGCACTTACCGATGAAAGCGGCAATGAAATCCCATTCAATGATGCAAACATAGAACTGCTTGCATCAATCCCTTACATACGCCGTGCGCTAATTTCTGCATACCACGAAGCGGTTTCTGGCATTGCAGTAAAAAACTAGAAGACGTGGGCCGATACTGGGCGGTCGGTCCACAACAAGCCTCAAAAGAAAACGAAGAGTTGATCGAGCAAATGGAGCAGTTCGGTGCAACGCCAGCCCAGATTCAATACTACATAGACGCGCATGGAGCGAAAGACTGTGAAGTATTAGAGGAAAACGAAAGTGCAGTTAAATGGTTTTTTTCAATTGATGATCTTTTTAACTGGGCCTTTTCATCAACAGGTGCGCTGATAGTTGGCTTAGACGTCAAAGCCGTCCAAGCAGACGCGCAAATGCGCGGCATGGACACCAATCCAGAAGACTATGAAAAAGTTCGCGTCATAGCCAGATCAGCAGCTTATCACTACAACAACTCGAGAAGCTAACTATGGCGATGAGACTCAGCGTTTTATTTGACGGTGACACAGCCCGACTGAAAAGTTCAGCGAAACAGGCCCAGTCATCACTTAATACAGTCAAGCAAACAGCAGTAAGCGTCGCCCGGCAAGTGGGTGCCGCTTACGCTTCTTATATTTCCCTTTCACAGATAGTCGACGTTACAAAACGTTATCAACGACTAGAAGCGCAACTAAGAACCTCTACCGGGAGCGTTACTGGTCAAGCACAAGCAATGGCTATCCTTAGCGATTTTGCATACGCCACCGGGCAAAACCTCGAAGGGCTAGTCGAAGGTTTCAACAAACTCGTTAACTTAGGTTTAGACCCCAGCAAAGAAGCGCTACTGGCATACGGCAACGTAGCAGCTGGTACTGGCAAAACTACTATGGACTTTATCGAAGCCGTAGCAGACGCCAGCGTTGCAGAGTTCGAGCGATTAAAAGAATTCGGCATCAAGGCAGCAAATGAGGGTGATACGGTCACGTTCCGCTTTAGAGGCGTCACAACCTCAGTCAAGAACAACTCCGAGGAAATACAGCGATACCTTATCGGTTTGGGCCAAACCAAGTTTGGTGACGCCATTGCAAACCAGTCTACCACGCTGGAAGCCGCTCTAAACAGAGCAGGCCAACGGTGGGATGAGTTCATGTATAACCTAAGCCAAGCTGGTCCTGGTAACTTCATGACCGAAACAGTTAATCAGGCGGCAGAGGCACTAGAAGAACTAGGCGCAATGCTGGCGAGTGGTCAGTTGCAAATAGGCGTAGAAGCATGGATCGGACAGTTCGAGCAGATCGGTAACGCAGTAGAGCAAACTGCCGACTTTCTATATGACAACTACGCGCAAATGTTCATCGACTCAAAACAATTCGAGCAGATGACCAATGACATAAAACCTTTTGAAAATTTACCGACCAACATAGCAACCACAGTCCAACTCATGACTGTAGAACTAGCAAAGATGGTAGATATCGGTATCACATACGGCACCGCGTTCGCTAAAGGATTCTTGTCTACGCTCACTTTGCTTAAAGACAGAACCATGGCTGTCATTTATGAAATTAACGACATTCTCAATCCATTAAACGGCTCTACTTACAACTTTGAGCAAGCGTGGAAGCAAGCTGGTGACGCTTTTAACTCAACTCGCAACACACTGCTAGACAACGTAGATACGCAAAGCGAGACATACAGAGAGGCAGCTAGTAAGACAGTTCAAGACATATTTGATAACTCAGAAAAAGTTATCGCAGCCTATGAAAGAAAAATGGCTGAAGGACGAGATGCCAGAGCGAAATGGCAAATTCAAATGGATGAATTGAAATCTGGTGATTTAGGCGATTTTAGTCAAGCCAGCGATCCAGCTGCTAATGATCCCAGTTATGGTCCGACAGCAGACCAGAACTTAAATTACAACAAGCTTATGGAACGCTATGCGAGTGAGGAAGAACTCTTAATCCTTCACGCGCAAAAAGAAATGCAGATCATTGCTGATGCAATGGCGCAGAAGAAAATCACCGAAGAACAAGGTCTAGCGCTAATTGAAACAGCAAGACTGGATCATATGAAGCGTGTGCAGTCTATAGAACAGCAGAAAGCATCGACAATACTGAGCGCGTCTGAAGGTCTATTTGGTGGCTTAACATCGATGATAGGCACAGTGGCAGGTGAGCAATCCAAAGCTTATAAAGTCATGTTTGCTGTAACTAAAGGCTTTGCAATAGCACAGGGCGTTCTAAACCTCTCGACAGCGATAAGTAATGCAATGGCTCTGCCATTTCCAGCCAACTTACCCGCGATGGCAAACGCTGCAGCAGCAGGTGCCAGCATTCTAGCCAATATTAAGCAAGCGACCTATTCAGGCCAAGCACATGATGGTCTTTCACGCGTACCAGCAGCGAACGAAGGTACCTTCATGCTTCGCCGTGATGAAATGGTAATGAACCCGAGACAGCGTGAAAACTTCGACAAGATGCGTGAAAGCATCGAGAAGAACGGTAGTACCGGGGGTAAGTCACTTGTTTACTCACCAACCATTCAAGTGGATGCAAGAAATGCAACTCCTGGTATGGAGCAGCGCATTATGCAACTCATTCAACAATCACAACAGGAAAGCTACGCACGCATTGCAGAAGACTTTAGTAATGGCGGCGAGTTATCTCAACGCTTGAGCGGGAGAGCAGCGTGAGCAAAATAATTGATTTTCCCTCGTTACCAGTTAGCCGCTGTCTTTTCGTGCCACAGTTCAATACGAAAATATCAAGAAGCGCATTCTCAAACCATGAGCACATCATAGAAAATCCCGGCGAACTATGGGTGGTGCAATACAGTTTCCGAGTACTCACAAATGCACAAGGGAGGCTCCTAAAGCAGCACTTGTCTCAGTTGCGAGGTTCAGTGAATAAATCTCGCTTATACGACACCAAATTTAAAGAGCAAACAGGTACATGGGCAGGTGTGCCAAGAGTTAATGGCGCAAACCAGTACGGTTTAATTTTGGAAGCTGATGGCTTTAATCCAAATCAATTGGTCGCTGGCGCCTTAGACAGATGCCTTATTAACGATCAATTAATGGAAATAAATGAGGACTGTTACTCCGATGAGTTCGGACGAACCACACTCAAATTCACTAACGAACTTCGCAATATGCCGACAGATAACTCCGTGATCATTTCGGATGTTGACTCTCTCAAAACCATTGGTCGATGGGTGAAGCCTGAGCAAATACAGCAGTTGAGCGGTAACGCGAGAGTTTATCAGAACGTTACCCTAGATTTTGAAGAGGCATTCCTATGATAGAAAGAGCGATAACCCCCACAATGCTAGAAGCAGCAAAAGCAAGCCCTTCTAGACTTTTGGCCTTTATCGAACTAGAGACTGAGTCGGGATGGGTGCGCGTTCACTCTGGCATAGGGCCAAGAATATACAAGTCACAAACCTACATAGGCATGGGTGAACTTGGTGGAATAGGGAGCGTAACTGAGAACGCAACGACAAATGGCAACCGCACAACGCTAGCGCTTAAGGTCTATGATCAGTCGCTTTTAAGCGAAGTGATGAATAACGATCTGATGGGAAGAGAATGCTACGGACACTTAGTCGCATTTGATGAAAACCGACAAATCCTCGACGGAGCAGACTACTTCATAGACGCAGAAGTCGTCGATGTAAAAATACGGCGAGGAAATCAGGAAAAAGAAATACCAGCAGTAGTGACAATTGTTTTAAATGATTGGCTAGAAAGATGGGCTCAGCCTGTTGAAGTTATGAAGACAACAGATGCTGCGCAACAATTCAAATATCCGGGTGATAGATTTTTTGATCTTTTGGAAATTATCGCGGGTTCACCTTTATCCAGTTTACCAGTTAAAACGAACTATGGATCAGGCACTACAAGACGAACCAGAGGCGATACGCACCGAAGATGAGAAAAGAAAACTGGCCAGAACTTCTCAATGACTACATTGCACAGAACATATCTACACCTTTCGAGTGGGGAACGTTTGACTGCTGCCTGTTTGCAGCTGGCGCTGTTGAAGCCGAAACGGGTGTTGATTTTGCCGAAGAATTTAGAGGCAAATATTCTACTGAATTTGGATCAGTTAAAGCGCTGAAGAAAATCGGCAAAGGCGATATAAAAAAGACACTAGAAAGTAAATTTGGTCCTTTAAAGGCACCACTACTAGCCAAAAGAGGTGATATAGCCCTTGTTGAAACAGAAGAC